CAAGCAATCAGATCTAATTCAACGGAGTGGAACTAGATCCCAAAGATCTACTGCAAATACTTTCACCGACAACAGGATTGATCTACACCAGCGTGTCAGCGGTAGAAACTGCGCTCAAAGTAGAATCAGCAAGAAACAGAAACGCGAGCTCATCAATCCCTGCCGGCATCCTCAAGCAAACAGGCGGAGAGCCATTGAGCGCACAAGAACTCGCTGACCTTGCAGCATCATTCAACGCTGCGCGAGCAACAAATCAAACTGCAGCACTCAACGAGTTTCTTTCGTATGAAGCAACAACAATGAGCCCAGACAAAATGCTTCTCATTGAATCAGCAAACTATTCCGCGCTTGAAATGGCTCGACTCGGCAATGTTCCGCCATACCTAGTCGGCGTAAGCACAGGCTCATACAGCTATCAATCATCAGAACAAGCGCGCGCAGATCTTTACATCTTCGGTGTAAAGCTTTACGCAGAAGCAATCGCAGAAGCCTTTTCACTCAATTCCATACTGCCGAACGGCACTTATGTAGAATACGACGCAGAAGGATACTTAGAAGAAAACTACATGGCTGATCGCGAAGATGAACCAGTAGAAGAAAACACTCAAGAAAGACTGGCAAACAGATGATCAAACTCATTGCAGGAGACTTCACACTTGACGCTGCACAAGGCGATCAACCGCGACGCTCAATCTCAGGAATGGCAGCGCCATACAATGTGCCGGCAATAGTCAGCGATGGCACAGCTGTAATCTTCCGTCCGGGCTCATTGCCAGTCGAAGGCAAAGCGCCAAGATTATTCATGTACCACGACGCAAGCCAACCGGTCGGAGTCGTGACCGAGCGTGTAGACACACCAGAAGGCATGCTATTCAGCGCCAAAATTAGCGCCACATCCCTAGGCAACGACGCGCTGGTCATGGCCCAAGACGGCACAATTGATCAAGTTTCGGTGGGCGTAAACCCCACAAAGTTCTCGTATGACGACGATGGAACGATGATCATTGAAGAAGCTTCTTGGATGGAGCTCAGTCTTGTCCCCATCGGCGCATTTGGCGACATGGCAAACATCAGCAAAGTCGCTGCGAGTATCCACCAACCAGAAGAAGAAGTAAGCAATAATCAAGAAGTAATCCAAGAACAGGAGCAACCAATGTCAGAAGAAACCGTCCCAGCAGTCGAGGCAACAATCCCAACTGCACCAATTTTCGCACAAGCAAAAAAGCAATTCACTTTGCCATCAGCAGGTGAATACATGGCCGCCTATCACATCGGTGGCGACACATTCGCAAACATCAACAAAGCAGTTGCAGAATACAGCGCATCACAAAAGACCGCGCTACAAGCAGCAGCTGGTGATGTTCTTACCACGGACACTTTAGGCCTCTTACCTGTTCCGGTGCTCGGACCATTGGTGCAGGATCTGAACTTCTTGCGCCCTGTGATCGAAGCCGTAGGAGCACGCGCTTATCCAGATGGCGGACAGTCAAAGACATTCATCCGTCCAACAATCACCACGCACACCAGCGTCGCAGCACAAGCAAATGAACTCGGTGCAGCATCAGCTACCACGATGGTCATTGCAGCAAACTCGGTCAGCAAGACCACGCTGGCAGGACAAGTCACGCTGTCAATTCAGGACATCGACTTCACTTCGCCGGAAGCAATGGGACTCATCCTCAATGACTTGATGGGCGAAGCAATGATCGCCAGCGATAATCTCGCAGCAGACAACTTGCTCACTGCAGCAACATCATCGGGCGTATGGGACGGAACTCCAGAAGATCTGCTCAAGTCCGTTTACGACGCAGCAAACGATGTGGCTTCTGGTCGTAACTGGATGCCAACACACATGTTCGTGTCAGTAGATGTTTGGTCACAGCTCGGACAACTTGTGGACTCAAGCAAGCGTCCACTGTTCCCATTCATCGGTGCAGGATTGACCGGTCAGAACGCACTTGGCTCATCAAGCGCAGGATCATGGAACGGAACCCCAATGGGTCTCCAGCTTGTAGTGGACAGCAACTTCGCTGCCAAGACAATGATCATCACGCGAGTAGGCCAAGGACAAGGCGACGCTTTCGAGTACTACGAGAGCATTCGCGGATTGATGTCAGTTGAAGTGCCTGCACTCTTGGGCAGGACCATGAGCTACCATCTCTACGCATCAACCTTCGCAGCAATCCCAGGAATGATCCGCAAGATCACACAGGCTTAGTCGAGAGCGGAGCATCCGCTCATGGCAACATACAGCGTCACACATAAGTACCTGCTGGACAACTACGCCGTACTGCAACTACTGACATCCAGTGAGATTGCAGTCGGCGAGTCCATCACTGTCTCGGCAGTTGATACAACTTTCAATGGGTCTTATGTGGTGCGCGCACTTCCCCAATATCTGTACACAGGCACAGACGATCAAGGCGATCTGCTCTATGACTTCAATGTGCCAATTCAGAATCAAGTGCTGTATGCGAAAACTGCAAGCGATGTAGATCGTGTCGCAACTTCTGGCACGGTCACATACACACAGACCTGCACATGGATCACACAGCAAAACATTCTTGACTGGTTAGGCATCTCCGTCGCGTCAGCCGGGGATCAAACATTCGTCACCACATGCGCTGCAGCTGCAAACGCATTCTGCTATCGCAGGAGACAAGAAGCCGGATACATTGACAGCTTGACCACAGTGCCATCGCAAGATGTCTACCTAGGCACAGTCATGTATGGCGGAATGCTTTACAAATCACGCGGAACTGTAGATGTGTTCAGCTCATATCAAGACATGGGTCAGACACCAGTGGTCGGCATGAATGGTCAAATCAAACAACTTCTCGGCATTGATCGCCCGGCTTGCGCATGACCGTAAGCAACTACACCGATCTGTTCAACAATGCAATGAGCGCATTGGGAACGAAACTAGCAACCGCTACTGGTCTGCAAGTCGTAACTGATCCGCGCAATCTCAGGCCACCATGCGTCTTCATTGACGCACCATCGTTCACAATGTGGAACTACAACATTGCCAAGATGACCTTCCCTGTCCAGATCATCTCAATGGGTCCGGGCAACGCTGACGCGCTAGGCAACATTCTCAACATGGCAGCATCCGTTATGACCGCCAATGTCGGAGCAACATCAGGAAGCCCTACCAGCGTGGATATCGGTGGGGTAGTCCTGCCGGCATACGAGATGATGATTGAAGTGCAGGCGCAAACATCATGAGCTATGTAATCGCATCCTCGAAGCTTGGCAAGATCGGTGAGCTGTACGAGCCAAGCGCTGGCATCAATGTCGCTGCGCTTTTGGCTGGTGGCTTCATCGTTGAGGCTGAGGTATCAACCACAGAAGAAGCAAAACCTGCTAAAACTAAATCCAAGAAAGCATCCAAGGAGTAATCATGGCAACCAGCACTTATCTCTCATCACCAGTCGTCACAGTCAATGCAGTGGATCTGTCCGATCAATGCACTGGCGCGACCGTAAACATCAACTATGACCAGCTTGAAGCAACATCGTTCGGAGATTCTTCAAGGAAGTATGTCTCGGGCCTCGGCAGTCACTCAGTCACGCTCGACTTCTATGCCAGTTTCGCAGCCACGGAGACCTGGGCGACACTCAAATCACTAGTCGGCACTAGCACCAATGTCATCGTCAAGCCAACGACTGGTGCTGATTCAGCGACCAATCCGGGTCTGACATTTACCGGGACATTCTTGGCTGCACTACCAATCGTGACCAGCCTCGGGGCCCTTGGGACCATTTCAGTGGTTTTCAACGGGGGCGTTTACACTTCTGACGAAAGCTAATAACTGACCGCGCACCGGTCCGACACGAAAGCGAGAAGAAATGAAGTTGCACCTAAAGGTGACAGAAGCAGGCAAAGACCCATACGAAGTGACAACCAATCTCGTCACACTCGTTGCATGGGAACGAAGGTTCAAGCGCAAAGCGTCAGACATGGCGAACGGGATCGGCGTGGAAGATCTTGCGTTCTTAGCGTGGGAAGCATGCAAGCAAGCGAAGATCGTCGTGCCGGGAGAGTTTGACAAGTTCATTGCCAAGCTTGACTCGGTAGAAGTGAGCGCTGAGGAAATAGAAAACCCTACCCACGCGGAACTCACCGAAGGCTCCTAGCAGAATTGCTGGTCAGTCTTTCGTGGGCTCCGCGCTTCTACGAAGAAGAGTTTGACACCGCCGACCTACTCACTGTCACTACTGTGTTAGAAGAAAGAAACAGGAAGTGAGAACATGGCAAGATCGGGCGTTCAAGTATTTGGGATCAAGGAAGATCTCAAGACGCTGAACAAACTGTCTCCAGATCTACGCCGACAGATCACAAAGGATTACCGCGCATTGATGCAGCCGACGATCTCGGACGCGCGAAGCAATCTGCCATCTGGCATCGGTCAGACAGTGATGCGTGGCTTTGGTCGTAAATGGCGACACATCTTCCCATGGGACAAAGCAATCGCAAACCGATCCATCACGGTCAAGATTGATACTCGACGCGCACGCAAGCGGAACATGGACAAAGGCGCACAGTACGAGACTCTTAGCGCGTTCATCATTCAGCAAAGGAACCCTGCTGGCATTGTGTTTGATATCGCTGGGCGTGGCGGTAAATCGTCTTCTACGCAGAAGCGCAAAGGCGTGAACTATGACTGGAACAACACGCTGATTGAAAACATGGAGAAGACCTTTGGGAAGGCTTCGCGTTCTATGTGGCCTGCAGTTGAAAAAAACACAGACAACATTGAAGCAGCGATCAAGAACATCACAGAAGAAGTCGAGCGCAAGCTGACGGAAGCATTGAGTAGGAGCAATCTCTAATGGCTATTCGCATCCCAATCATTACGGACTT